ACCGGAATGTGTACCGCCCATGCAGAGCCAACACATTCCGGTCTGTTAAGGAACAAATCAGCCCTTACTACGATAGCAGACGCAGAACTATGCGCAAAACACAAGTTTAACGAATAGTTCTGTATGAAATTGCCCTTGCTGACCTTTAGCCAGGGCAATTTCTGTTATATCGCTATACTTGAATTTTGCGCATGGTGTGGCTATACTTCCATATCTTTTTTAATCAAATCTGTTACATACGCTGTAAGGCTACCGTATCCTTTTGCTTTCCAGTGTTGTTCAATTATTTTCTTTTGTCCTTTGGGTACATTAAAAATACAACGGTCGTATTTTTCTTTCATGTAGTCGTTTATGTACTTTGTTTGATTAAATTCACCCATGCGTTATTCTCCTTTCTGTACATTATGTCAATAATATACAAAATATTGATTCGCATTATGTCAATAATGCCCATATACATTATGTCACTAATGTGCTATCATTCTATTTGTAAGGTAAGTATATCACAAAACCTTACAAGATGTGAATAGGTCTTACGCAAACAAAGAAGAGCGCCCATAGCGGACTGGCTTTAAAGCGTTGTTGGTATATCTTCCCTATTCTTTGTAGTAACTGTTCTTTGACAACTTAATATTGCCACAAAAAAAAAGAAAAGGAGAAAAAAAGTATGAGTAAGAAAATCGTAGGTAAACAGCCTGTTGATTATGTTAGTAAGAAAACGGGTCAACCTGTTACCGGTGTAACTCTTCATTGCGTTGGAGAATCCAGCCGTGTTGAGGGTATGGAGTGCGAAACAATTTTCGTTTCCGGTCGTTCTCCCATGTATGACCAGTGCGTGAAATTCCCTCTTGGACAGGAAATCAATGTTTCTTATAACCGTTGGGGAACTGCCGAAAGTATCCTTCCGGTAGGTAAGTAATATGACGGTTTCCGGTGGCGATCTAATAGCACCGGTTGTTTCCGGTATGACGGATGCTATTAGTTCACTGCCGGAAACTGCCGTACAAGACACAGTACAAGTTGTACAACAATCTATTGATAACGATACCCTGAACGCTATTGCGGACAAATTAGAGGTTACTAATACTCTTCTGCTAGGTATCAATGATAGGCTTGATTTTATCATTGCTCTTGGTGTGGCGATAGTGTTTGTAGCGGTTTGTTATAGTATATTGAAAAGCTTTTCAAGATTCTAAAGAAAGGAGATACAACACTATGGTTACAGCAGAAATGTTAGCACCGATTACTACTACTCTTGAATCCAACCTCACCGTTCTGTTACCCGTTGGTATTGCCATTATGGGTACTATGATTGGTGTCGGTCTGATTCCTCGTATCGTTTACAAGTTCCTGTAATGGTAATGTAAAAAACGTGGCGCGTGTGGCACTGTCCACCGCGCCTTTTTCATTCATTCAGAAAGGAGGAATAAATTGAAAAAAATAAAAAAGATACTTCCGGTTTTACTGGGGGTTATGGTTCTGATGTTTGGCTCTCTTGCAGTTAGTGCTGCCGAACCGGAATATACTGCACAAGACCAAGCAATCTGTCAACAGCTTATGACGTATGCTGTTAATAATAATTTTCCTACGCATAGTTTTTATTCTTTTGTAAAATGTAGTGACGGCTCATACGCTCTCTATAATTCGTCTGGACAACTTGCTTATGTCAATATTATTAACTCTATGCTTACTGCTCCTAAAGATGTTGTTGGGTGGGCATTGCATTATAAAGAGGGTAAAATAACTATTCGTTATCCGGTTGGAAGTACTTTAAAATACAACGCATGCCTTGAGAATATTGCTTCATCTATTTTGGCTAATTATGATGTTAAATATATTGATAAAGAACAAGTTGTATATAAGAGTAAAGCCGATTTTTTTCCCTCTCTTCCGGTGGCGGTTCAGGCGGTGGGTCTTCCGGAAGTGATACAGGGTCAGACAAAGGTAATATTGATTACAGCGGTAGCTTGTCTAGCATTATTAGTAATATTGTCGGTATTGCCGAAAAAATTACCTCGATTCCTCAGCAGATAGCGGACAAGTTGGGGCTTAGTTCCCTCTTCTCTGCTCTCTCTGAAAAGGTGGTGGCAGTCAAGGAGACGTTGTCCGGTATTCCCTCTCTTATTCGTGACCATATCAAGGATATTTTCTCAAACATGATAGATACTGTGGTGTCACTGCCTGGTAAAATCAAGGGTTACATTGTGGACTTGCGTGATGCGGTACTGGAAAAACTGCGGTCTATCATGCAAGGGATATTGGATTTACCGGAAAAAATAGGGGATGCAATCAATGGTCTATTCTTGCCCTCTGACGGCTTCATAGAGGGTAAAATACAACATTTCCGTGATAAATTATATGCTATGGGTGTAGATACCTATGACATGGGCTCTATATTCAATAAGGAACAACCTTTTGCGGATATAACGTGTACTATCAGGGGGCAGACTGTAACCATTGTTCGCATGGATGTGGTGGACAAGGTTGTTAAGAAGTTCCGCCCTGTTATACGTGGGTTCATGTGGCTTATGTTGGTATTTTATAATATCAATCAGTTTTTGCGGTTTATTGGTCAAGAGGGTATGACACTAGGCGGCATTGTAAAGACTGCGGATGCAGAATCAAAAAGGAGTTGGTTAGACGGATGATATTAGAAACTGTAATCAATATATTCTGTGCTATGTTAGATGGTCTGCTTTCTGGTCTTGAACTGGTGCAGATCCCTAAACAGGGAATTGAAGCACTTGCAACCGTTACGGCTTATGGTTCGTATGTGGTCGGTGCAGACCTGTTGTTGTGTTTTGCGTCTGTGGTGGCTACTTGGATTATCGTTAAATTATCCGTTGGTATTGGCTTGTTCATATGGCGGTTGTTGCCACTCACCTAGCAAACTTGCCCTTAATCTGCGCACGTGTACTGGTGATAGTGGGTGTTCTCTCCCACTATCCCAGTGTGCAAAGATGTTTATGCCCTTGACCTTGGCACAACCTGGGCAAGCCGTAAGACGGTACTGCGTTGTAGCGTGGTGGCTGTCCGATATATGATATTCGTTTTGATTATGCCCTTTTCTGTGATTACGGATAAGGGATGAAAGGAGAAAGTATGAAAAACTTAATATGGATACTTCTGTTTGTGGTGGTGGCTGTCGTTCTGTGGCAGTTGCCTTTTTTGATTAAAGTGTCTCGGTGGTTGGTGGTAGATGCATATCGCTTTTTCACTAAACCTCGTAAAGTGCATTTATTTGGCATATGGCTATACTGCGGTCTGTATGGGCAAGGGAAAACAATGGCTTTAACAGAGTACCTTGTTCGTATGCGCAATAAATACGGTGATAAGATTTATATTTCAACGAACTACGGTTTTGCGGAAGAGGACTTCCCACTTACTACGTGGAAAGACTTATTGACGGAGTATGACCGTCCGGTGATATTTGGATATGATGAGATACAAAATGAGTTCAATTCCCGTGACTACAAGAACTTCCCTTATGAACTGGTAAAGCTACTTACTCAAAATCGTAAAGGACACGGAAAACAGATCGTGGGAACGGCTCAACGGTTTGGACGTGTGGACAAAACTATACGTGAATTATGCACTCATGTTATTGAGTGTCGGAAAGCGTGGTTTGGTCGTGTCACGAAAGAAAAGAAATATGATGTAGACGACTATGAACAAATGCTTGCGGAAATTGATGTTATGAAAAAACGAAAAGTGCCGTGTTCCAGGTATCGTTTTATACAGACGGACGCTCTCCGTAATGCATATGACAGCTTCAAAATGCTTGATTCCGCACGTACGAAAGAATATGTAAGTGCTTCTGAAAAACTGGCTCAAATACTTGCATCGGCTTCCGGTAACTAGGAAGTCGGGGGCAGTATTACCCCCGACTTCTGTCGCAAGTCGCAAAACACTTGCAAGCCTTGAAAAATCAATAGAAAGGAGTTGCGACACAAGAACGTGAACTTCTGTCGCAGTCGCAAAATGAATGATTATCAAGACAAGCAGTCACGAAAATGGCTGTTGACTATTAACAATCCTAAAGACCTAAATCTCACCCATGAGGAAATAAAAACTACTCTCTCCGGTATGAAAAGTGTTGTTTACTGGTGTATGGCTGATGAAATCGGAGAACAAGGTACATACCACACTCACTTGTACATAGCGTGTTCTAGTGGCTTACGTGCTTCTACTCTTCATAAAAAATTCACTGGTGCGCATAGAGATATAGCACGTGGCACATCGCAAGAAAATAAGGACTATGTGACAAAGTCCGGTAAATGGGCGGTAACTAAAAAAGCGGAAACATCTATTGACGGTACGTTTGAAGAGTGGGGAGAAATGCCCATAGAGCGACAAGGTTCTCGTACTGATATAGCAGATTTGTACTCTATGATTAAAGACGGATTGTCCGATTTTGAAATACTGGAACAATCACCGGATTATCTACTCCAGATAGATAAGATAGATAAGGTACGGCAGACGGTACGACAAGAAACCTATAAGAATCAATGGCGCTCTCTCACTGTCACTTATATATGGGGAGATACTGGTAGCGGTAAAACACGGGGAGTTATGGAAAAATACGGCTATGAGAATGTATATAGAGTAACGGATTACTTGCACCCGTGGGACAGCTATCACGGTCAAGATGTGGTTGTGTTCGAGGAGTTCCGGTCGAGTCAACGTATTGGCGATATGTTAAATTATCTCGATGGATACCCCCTCGAACTACCTTGCAGATATAACAACAAGTATGCTTGCTATACGCAAGTCTATATTATCAGTAATATCCCTATTAGTCAACAGTACACCCAGTTGCAAATTGACAGCTTAGAAAGCTACCACGCATTTCTGCGCCGTATCAATTCCGTACACCACTTTACGGGCGGTAAAATTGAGATTAGTCATATCAACTTAGTGGGTAACGGTTTCCGTCCGGTGTTGGATGATGAAATTGACATGATACCATTCAAGGAGATAAAAAAATGAAAACAGTGAAATGGATTCTGCTATCGTTGAACCTTAACCCCTACACGCATATCGTTGTCAGACGGCATACTCCGCAAGGTATAACCCCGTTGGGTGGCTCTGACAAGGTATCAGAGATATTAAGGCGGTTTGGCGATTTGTATGTCGAGAACTCTTATATTACCTCTGACGGTATTTTAATCATGTATGTAAAGGAGATATAAACATTGTTTGAAAAACTTTTGGGTGTTTTTATTATTGCCGGTATTTATAGTGCTCTATCTCTCTCTGTTGAAAATCTAATAAAAATATTTCATGTAAAGGTGTATAAAATGGACAAAAAATGTGAGCAATTTCTGTGTGTGCGTTATAAAGATTGTGCTTTCTCCCATCACTGTTCTGCTATTATGTGTTTGTTCCGTTATGATAAAGCGTGTGAAAATTGTATATACCGTACTTCATGTGGTATGCGGAGGAAACGAACTGATTCGTTAAACCGCACTTTTGCAAACAGTACTGCGAACTATTCGCAAGAAGTAACAGTTTAACGAATAGTTGTGTTTAGAAATAATCCTATAATACGCCTTTCGAAAGCTATTTTTAACAGATTTCCTCGGAATCCAGCAATATGGTAAAAGGCCCGTCATTTAACAGAGATAC